CCAGCTTGCTGAGTCCGTTCTTGATTCCGTCAATGACGTAACCACCGATGGACTTGCCCGCGTTGAGGATTGACTTGCCCGCGCTCAGGATTCGACCGGGGAGCGAAGTCACGAAATTGACCACAGCGTCAAGCGCGTTCTTTGCGAAGTTCTTGACGGTCGTGAACGCGGTCTTCGTCGCGCCAACGATCTTGTCCCAATGCTTGATGATCAAGCCCGGTCCCGTGAAGTTCAGGAAGAGATCCTTGAGCCATCCGAAGATTTTCTTGACCCAATCCCAAACCCACTGAAACGCGTCAAGAGTCCATTGCTTGATCGTGTCCCAGTTCTGCCAGATGATCAGCGCAAGAGCGACGATCGCAGCAATGATCAGGCCAATGGGACCCATAGCGATCAGCCATGCGGCAGCCATGCGGGCAGCCTGTAGAAGCGACTGAGCCCCCATGAGAACCCACTGACCGACGATCACGGCACCCGCTATAACGGCTCGTGCTGCCGCTGCAATCCATCCCCCGATCGTTGACCACGACGCTGCCACCTGAGTTGCTGCGGACGTGACCGACGCGGTTGCCGTCGTGACCCACCCGGTGACCACCGTTGCCGCTGTGATGACTTGCTGTACGCCCCACGAGATCAGCGCGGGAAGAATCAGGGTCGTGATCACTCCGGCGATAATCCCGAAGGTCGTGCTGTGCTGAGAGATGAAAGACGCGGTCGTTGTAATGGCCGTGCCGACCCAACTGAGCTTGTCGGCAAACGCCGATACCGCCGGGATGACCGTTCCGCCCAGGAAGTCAACAAGGTCTTGCTGTAGCCCACGACTGAACGCCTTGAGCTTCGTTGCCGCGTTGTCGTGCATGGTGTCGCCGGCCTTCTTGGCAGCACCGTCAACCTTGCCCAGGTCGTCAACGGCCTTCGAAGGATCAAGCGCGAAAAGCGCGTCTTGCATGTCCTCAGCCTGAGTACCGAAAAGCTTCACAGCGAGAGCGGAGCGTTCGGCAGGGTCCTTGACGTTACGGAGACCGTCAAGCGTCTGATCAAGCGCCTTAGCGGCTGCCGGACCACCCTCCGCAATGGCCTTCGTCATGTCCTTACCGGACAGACCAATTTTCTTGTACGACGCGTTCACGTCGTCGCCACCCGCGCGGACGATAAGGCCGAACTCCTTGAGGCTGTCTGCCACAAGGTCAGCGTCACGAGCGCCACCCTTGAGCCCCTGGGACAGAAGCCCCATGGCTGTCTTGCCGTCGAGACCTAGCCCCTTGAACTGAACGCCGTACTCGTTGAACGTGTCCAAAAGGTCTTCCGACTTGTTCGCGCCTTCCTGGGCACCCTTCGTCAGAATGTCGAAAGCCTCAGTGGCGTTCTTCGCCAACCCGGTCTTGAGCATCTGCCCGACCGCATTTGAGGTAGGTCCGACTTCGTCACCGAGCACCGACGCAACGTCCATGGCTTGCTTGGAAATGTTCGCCATTTCGTCAGCGGTAGCCCCGGCAGGAACTAGACCTTGCTGCCAAAGATTCTTGAGCGCGTCGTTCGCGTCGGCCACGGATTCCCCGTAACCGGACGAGTACACGGCTCCGGCAGCCTCACCAAGCTTCTTAGCCTCAGCGGGTGTCGCGCCCAACTGAGCGGCAAGAAGGTCGTTGTTCGCACCCTGTTCCAACGCGTCCGCAATGCCCATGCCGATACCGGCGGCAATCGCACCACCCGCAGCAAGGGCAAGCCCGGAAGCTACCTCCCCGAACTTGCTGACTTCCTGCCCGGCTTCGTCAAGCGTCTGAGACAGCTCTTCCGCGTCGCCAATGAGTGTGATCTTGATGGGATCAGCCACAGCGCACCCCCTACGTCATGACGGGAGTACGACGCTCCCCATTGCCGCCGGCTGACCGGCCACGTCCCCCGCGCGAAGACTTGTTGTACTCGCGCTCTTGCGCCTCAAGGTCGTCGTTCATCTGATCTACCAACGCGCGAAAATCCCTCAACTCAAGGGACTGCACGTCGCGCCACGTAAGCCCCTTGAAGTGGCCAACGAGACGCGCGCACACAACTACGCGTTGGGAACGGTAGGGTCCGCCTTCGCCTTGCCCTTGAACTCAATGCGAAGGTTCTTCGCGTCCTCAAGGGTGAAGTCAGGGTTCGTGCGCTTCTTGACGACATACGCCATGGCAAGGATGAGCTTGCCCTTCTTGGCTCCGGCCTTCGCCATACCGTCAAGCGGACCGTCAATGATCTCTTCAATCTCGCAAATCTCGCCAACGGTAAGGCTGTCCATCTTGAGAGACAGAACGTCGTCAGCGGCAGGCTTCGGCTTCTGAGCGGGCATATCAACTCTCCAAGTAGTCGCGAACGATCTGAGATATCAGGCGCTCGTACGTCGCGCTTACGGCCTGAGACTTACGAGCCATAGCGCGGTAAAGGAATCGGTTCGGGCGGATATTGCGCTTCCGATAACCGAAGTGAATTGCGGCAGCGTAGGGAACACGGGACGCTGAGCCCGCTTTAATGGCCACCGACTTCTGAGAAGCGACGACCTTAACGGACTTGTCGAGTTTCCCCGGACGGTACTTCTTGGACGACTTAGCGTCCCGGTGACCGTCCGGGGACTCACGCACAGCAGCGGGAAGGACAAGTTCACCGGCCTTCTTGTTCGCTCCCCGGATCGTCTTGTTCAGCTCCTTGTCCCGTAGCTGTCGCACGTTCCGCTGAAACTGACGGAGACCGTCAACTTGGACTGTGAAGTTGCTACGGGACACGAGCGGTCTCCTTACGGCGTGGCCGGCTCCGGCTCCGTGTACGTGACCTTGATTGCGGCAGTGCCGTTGCCCGGGTCAAGGATTCGGAACGGCAGGTTGTGAACGGTCAGCTCGTCAACGGACGCTTCCGGGGACTCCCCGGTGAACTGAACGGCCGGCGCTTCCACCTTGAGCGAAGCGTTCGGAACAAGCCCGGTCATGTTGACCGTGATCCCGCACAGCTCACCCGCAAGGAAGGCTTCGTACAGCCCCAGCGAGTCAACCGAGAACTCACCCTCAAGGCTGCCTTCGTACGTGGGCATTGCGTTGCGAACGGGCTTCTCCTTAAGGGAGTTCCCCCGCAGAAAGCGCCGGTCCACGTTCAGGCCACGGTCACCGGACAGCTCAAGCTTCGTAGCCATGAGCGGTACCGCGCTGCCGTCCCGGGTCAGGGCAACACTCGTGCGCGTCCAGTCGTACGCGTACGCCTCAGCGGGATACACGGGCGCGACAATGTCACCCGGAAGCTTGGAGTGAGTCACGTCCCGGAAGTCAAAGCCGACCGTGAGAACAGAAGCCTCTTCGGTCTCAGCAGTCAGTGACCACTCAGTTGCGACACAGCCCAGGTGCTTATACGCAACCTTCGTGCCGTCCACGGTGGGGCGAACCATCTGAGCCGAGAACGAAGGGGACTGCATGTCGGACGAAGTCTCAAACACCCATGTCCGCGTACCGTCCCCGTTGCTCGTCACGGTGGACTTGTCGAACGCCGCAGCGAAGAGAGACCCTGCCCCCGCGTCGAGAACGTCAATCTCAATCTCGCCTTCGCCACCCATGTTGACGATGTTCCGGCGGTCAGCGCGGTTGGTCTGCATACCGGCGCGGAAGCCGACAGACTCAATGAACTCACGGGTCGTCTTCCACGAGTCGGCGTGGCCTTCGTAACCCTCAACGGTGGCGGACAGCGTCCCGTAAGTGGACTCCTGCCCAATGCCAATGCTTGCGTCAAGCGCCATGCTTGCGCCCCCTTCTACTGATAGACGCGACCACGAACGCGGACGCGGACCGTAAGAGCGCTGAACGCTCCGTCAGTCGTCTCGGAAGTCTCGACTGAGGCTGACTCCGGCCGAAGGTCTACAAGCCCCGTCACGGCCGTTCTGTCCACCGTGGCGCACGCTTCTGTGATGCTGTCCCGCAGCACGTACACGCCGCGCTCAGCGTCCACCGGGTTGCCGGGGGAGATCACTACCGCGTGAACTTCCACGTAGCCCGTGACGTTCGTGGGCTTCCGGCCTTCTCTCATGCCGGCTGAGGCAAGGTCGTCGTCAGTCGTCGCGCCTAGCCACACCTGTTGCCGCCGGGAGTTGTCACCGGTCTCGGCATAGGTGCACTGGACTCCGGCCGGAACCGAAGCCTTGAGCCGGTCAAACAGCGCGGACTTCGTGTCAAACATGAACGCCACGCTGTCCCCCTACATGAAAATGAACGGCAGTCGCGCGCGGTAAAGGTTCAACTTCGCGTTCACTTCCGGCAGCGAAGTCGGACGGAACGAGCCCCCGGCTTGCGCAAGCTGAATGCTTCCGAATTCGGATTGAAGCTGTAGCGCGCGGTCAGGGATACGGGACACGGTGTCAAGGACGTACTGACGCGCAATCGTGCGCACGCACCACCGGATAATTTCCGGAGTCGGGTTGTCCACCGTGTCCCACTTCTGCCCGCAGTAGACCTCAACGGTTTCAACCGCGAAGTCAATTGCTTCGGACAGAAGCGCGTCACTGAACAGGCCGGTATCTTCCATGCCGTCCAGCGCGCGAAGCTCAGCAATGTCGGCGTATGCCATGTGATCCCCTCAGCGGGGAAGGGGAGCAACCTACTCTTGAGAGTGGGCAACTCCCCTTCCCGTCAAGCGGGATTAGGCACCCGCACCAATGGTCAGAACCTTCGCCGAACGCTCGTCAACAAGCAGACCGTCAGCGCGCTGAATGAACCGGTACACGACCTGATCGTTCAGGAACTTGTAATCAACGGAGCGCTCAACGCGGAGCGGACCGGCGAGACGGACGCGGTACTTGCTCAGGTCACCGAACAGAACCTTCGTCTCCGGGACACCGTCGTCAGTCAGGACCGGCTTGCCGTTGAAGGTGTCGGGAGCGCCGGCCACGAGACCGGAAGCCCACAGGTACTGACCGTTCGCGTCCTTGAGCTTCCGCATGAGCGCGGCAGTCTTGTCGGCCACAACGTACTTCGCGTCACGGCGGTAAGACTGAGTCAGCTCGTAGCTCAGGTCAATGAGCGCGTCGGCAACGACACCGTCAGCGGAGTCAACGGCGAACGCGGCAGTGGCAGCGGGGGCAGAAGTGAAAATGCCCTTCGGCTGACCCGTACCGGTACCGGTCAGGAAGTGACGACCCATGCCGTCACCAATGGCCGGACCCGCGTCACCGACAAGGAAGCCGACAAGGTCAAGCGCCTGATCAGCAATGAACTCACTGGACACGGTGGACGCGTACGCGTACTTGTAAGCGCCCACGGAAACCTGAATGGTGCTCGGCGCACTCTCAGGGATGTTCCCGTTCTCGCCAACGATGGACGCGGAAGCGCGACCGGTGACAACAGTGAAGTCAATCGGCTCACCGCTGGACGTGGTCACGATGCTCGCACCGTTGCGCATGATCGTGGAACGCTCAACGGCCTGAGCGAGAAGCTGACCGTACAGGGTCCGGCTCAGGACGTTCGGGTTGCCGGGACGGTCCACAGCGCGGGACTCAACGTCGCCGGTCTCAGCGCGGAACTCAAGCATCTTGCCGAAGCCGTCCGCACCGCCCAGGGAACGAAGCTGAGCGGAAGCGTCCGCAAGCTTGTCCTGAGTCTCACGCTTGCTGCCGGAGCCCTTGAGTCCCTGCATGAGCGAGGTGACGTTCTCAGTCGCAGCGAGAGCGTCAACGCCACGCTTGATCCGACCGTCAAAGTCCGCAATGGCAGTGAGAAGGTTCGTCTCCTTCTCGCGCGCCTCAGCGGTCATGTCCTTGCCGGCGAACTCGTCGGTCAGGGAACGAAGCTCGTGGGTCGCACGCTCACGCGCTTCAAAGTTGGCGCTCAGGGTCTTAGCGTCCATGCTCAGACACCATCCTTACTGAGCGCACGGAGAAGCGCGCGCTCGTTGAAATAAGAAACCGGCTCCGATGTGTCGGAAGCCGGTGGGTCGTTTCGCTCTTCGGATTCGGGCGGAGGGGGAGCGAAGTCCCCAATGCCTAGCGCCTGTTCGACTGAGCGAAGCGCTGCCTGAGTAGTCGGGTAAGCCGGGTTGACCACCGGTCCGACTTCGGCAACGTCCATGGCCGTGATCTCCCGAACAGGAAGACCGGTCTCAGGGTCGTCGTCATCTGCCCGACGCTGCCCACCGTCCAGCACACGGAAGGTGAAGGAGCTACCGCGAAGGTCACCGCGCTTGAGGAGAGCGGCAACGTCACGGCCGGTCGTGGTGTCGGGAAGGTCAATCTCATAGAACCCGCCCTCACGGTCTTCACCGACCCGGAGCGTCCCCGCACCCGTGCGCCCAAGAAGAGCGTTCACGTTGTGGTTGAACGTGGCCAACACGTCGTTCTGTCGCAGCGACGGAGCACCCGCACCCGGAACGATCCGCTCACGGAAACCGCCCAGGTCGTGTGACAGCTCGTTGAAGCGGTAGGCGTAACCGCGCATGACGATCTCGCCGTTGTCCGCCTTGCGCTCTTCCGGTGGGCTGACCGCAAACCGGCGCTCAAGCTCAGCCATCCGTACCCCCTTCGTCAGCCGGCTCTTCGGTCGGCTTCTGTTCGTCCGGCGCGTCTTCGGCCGGTGGCTCAATGGCAGGGGGCTGAACGGGCTCAGGCTTCGGCTCAGGCTCAACGCCGACTTCGGCAAGGTTCATGGGGACGCGGTACGCCTCACCCAACTTGTCCGGCAGCGGGGGAAGATCCTCCGAAGCGCGGACTTCGTCAATGCTGTAAATGCCGTTCTGCAAGCCGAGTGAGTACAGCTCCATACGTTCCTTCGGAGCGCCACGCTTGATCTCGTCAAGGTCGAACTTGACGAACCGGAAGCGGTCGGCAGACTCCGCGTACAGCAGACGCGTGAACCCTGCCTCAATGCGCTCAAGCCACGGGCGCAGAGAGAACATGCTGAATGCGATGTTCTGTTCAGCAAGACCGGAGCCCCACGAAGTGGAGTTCGTAGCGTCGCTGATCAGGTGCGGGGGAACGCCGAAGATGCGCGCAATCTCAGGAACCTGAAACTGTCGCGTCTGCAAGAACTGTGCTTCGTCCGGCGACATTGCAACCTTGCTGAACTTCGCACCTTCGGTGAGAAGCGCAACCCGGTGAGCGTTGTCAACACCCGTGTTGGCTGTGCGCCACGCTTCACGCGCGCGCTTCAATCCGTCCTCAGACATGGTGCCCGGGACTTCAACCACAGCGCCCGGGACAGCCCCGTTCGCAAAGAACTTGCTGCCGTACTTCTGTGCAGCGAGAGCAAGACCGATGGACTCACGCGCGTACGTGATGGGGCTACAGCCGGCGAACTCACCCGGCAACATCATCCCTGGGATATGGAGAATGTCCCGGGGCGTGAACCACCCAAGAGCGACTTCGTTACCGTCGTCGTCAACGTCGAACGCCTCAAAGACCTTGCGACGCTGACCGTCCACCATGACCATGTGCGGGATAATCGACGTGGGGTCAAGCACGTCAAGCCCTACGATGTTCGGACCCTGCCAACGAACGGCAAGGTACGCGTTCCCGTCAAGCAGGAGACTGAGAACGGTCTGAGACAGAATGTCAATCCGCCCCATGCCCCCCGGCTCCGCGTTCGGGTAGTCCAGCCAATCAGGGGACGTGATCGCGCGCTGAGACCCACCACGCTTCGTGTACGTGGCAACGGGCAGCGTGGCAATCGTCTCCGACAGAAGGCGGACACAGCCGAAGACCGCGCTCACTTGAAGTGCGTCAGAAGCGGTCACCCGCTCACCGGAAGCAGCGGTCAGGGTGCCGTACATCGTTGGGTCGTACGGCACCCAATCCCGCGATTCGGTCGGGGTCTCCTTGGGGCGGATCAGGTCTGACCAGAAACCCACCGGGTCCCCCTTCCTGCCTACTCTTGAGAGTGGGCTAGTCGTCAAACATCCCGGCTTCTCCGCCGATGATGTGAACGCCTTCGTCGTCTTCGTACGTGGCGAGAATGGCCGTATTGACGAAAGCCCCGTTGTCTTCGCGCCACATCACAGCGCCGTGAACGGCAAGGATCATGGCAACGGCAAGGTCAATCTTTCGCCGGCTGGACGCGTGCTCTTTCGTGATTCGCGCACCACGTGCGTCTTCACGGATCACGGCGTTACCGATGTGCCGGGCAAGGGACGGGTTACCGTCGTGGCTCATCCGACCGTCACGAGCCGCGTCGTACACGGCCTGAGTGGCAGGCACCATGCGCGCAAGTGAGTTCGTCGGGAAGGCTTCTACCGGGTAACCCTCAGCCTCAAGGTTCTCTAGCGTCTCTTCCCAGCGGTACGGGTCGGCAACGAGATTCACGACCCGGTACGTGTCCAGTGCTTCACGCAGTGACTCACGTACGTCGGGCATGGGCACGCGCCAATGTGCGTCACCCTGGGGGGCTTCCCAGTGGCCTAGGACGAACACCCGAAGGTCTTCAACGCGGCAGGCAACGAGCGCTGTGCTGTCACCCTTCCACGAGCCATCGAAGCCCAACACAACGGCTTGCCCGGGTAGAAGGTCGTCGTCTTCTGCAAGGCTGTCCCACAGCCCGTGAGGCAGCCACGTGGACGCGCCACGGACGAACTGAGACAGTCGGTAGATCCTGAACGACGCTTCGGTTGACCGCTGAGCGGCTGCCTTGAAGTCGTCTTCATTCAGGATCTCGTAAGACGGGTTGCACGCCTTCCACACTTCGGGGTCAAGGTGGTCAACGGTGTCACCGATGCGGGGACCCCACGAGCGGTAGAACAAGGTGGGGTCACTGACCTCACCGGAGTTCACACGCTCACCGGTCTCGCACAGCGCGGCGAACGGTCCGTCAGGATCAGGGCCGGCGGTCGATACAACCCACGTCATGGGTTGGTTACGAGCGGCTGACCCCAGCGTGAGCGCGTCGAACAAGTCGGCGTTCTTGCTGAACGCGTACTCATCCAACGAGACCGCAACCGGGTTCAATCCCTGTTGCCGTCCAGCGTCCGCGCTCACGACCCGGTACGTGTTGTCCTTGTACCGGATAATGTCGCGCTGCACGTCGCACACGGCGCTGAGCTTCGGGGACGCGTTGACCATTTGCTTCGCCGCGTCGAAAACCATTCGCGCCTGATTGCGGTCATTCGCCGCAGCGATCACCTGCCGCTGAGCGTCTGCACGATCCGCGATCAGGTGATAAAGCATGATGGCTGCCGCAATCGTGCTCTTCCCGTTCTTACGGGCAATGCACACAACGGCCATACGATGCTTGCGCTTCCACTGACCAAACGCGTCTTGCTCAAGCCGGTATGCGTCAACGAGTAGTTCACGCTGCCACGGCAGGAGCTTGAAGCGTTGGCCGGCGAACGAGCCGGTCAGAAAGCAGAACTCTTCAATCCACTTCGTGACGCGGTAACCCTCACTGGGGAACGACGCGTCAGCGGGAATGTGTCGACTGATGACCGGGTCAATCTTGCCCACCGGTCACCGCCTCAGAAGTCTTCGGGTCCCGCTTGAATCTTGCGGGCTTCGGCAGCCACGAGCCCCAACCGCATACGGGCTTCGGGCGTGAATCCAATGACGGTCTCGATAGCGCGAAGTTCCTTCTCCGTGCTTTCCACGTACCGCATTGCCGGGTGCACAACAGGCTGACCCGTGCTGCCAATCGTCATGAGACCGTCAGCGTCCACAGCGTCCATGAGCTGAGAGCGTCGGTCGTACAGCTCCGCATACCGGAGAATCAGGTTGCGGTCAGTGTCGGGGGAGTACGCGCCGGAGCCGGCTTGCCAGACAGCGCGCCATACCTCTTTGCCCGTGGACCCCAGGTGACCCGGAGCACGGGGAGCGCGGCCTTCGTACACAATCGGTGCCTCAGCCTCAGCGGCATAGTTGGCGTTCCCGGTGCGTAGCTCAGGGCTCTTAGCGTGGCTCATGGCACCCCCTAACGGAGCGTTCATCCCCCTTAACGGGTGCCTTCGTGGCGGGTACAAAGTGGGGCATTCAGTAGGTCACCCCAGGTGAGCGGCTGTCACGCTCCGCCCAAAATCGGCCCTACACCTAGCGTGCGTTTTGCGAGC